GAGCTGGACTCGTTGAGGGTCCGGGCAATGGCATATCCGACAGCATACCTGCAAGGTTATCTGACGGAGAATTTGTCTTTACTGCTAAAGCAACAGAAGAAATCGGAGCTGATGAATTGATGCGTATGATGAAAGATGCTGAAGCTAAAGCAGATGAAAGACAAGGTTTTGTTTACGGAGGCGAAGTACTGGAAGAAGGTGAAACTTTTGTGGTTGAACCAACTGAACCAGAACCAGTTAAACAAGAGATTCGTGTGCAACGAGAAACTGTTGGACCTCAAGCAACTGAGCAAGAGGAAGAAGAGTTAGTCGAAGAAATACGAACTCGAAAAATGATGACTGGTAAAGCTTCACCCGTAAGCTAATATTAGGCGATAGGGCTACCTTATGTCATAAGCACCCTATCATTAGATTAACCGAAAGGCTACCTTTAAAAATAAAAGCCCTGCACAGTCGACATACGCAGCTACCTTTTAAATGAAGCCCTGAGTAGGAGAAGAATATGACTACTGAAGTAAAAGAGGAAAATGCCAATCCTTATAACGAAAAAAAATCATGGCATAGTAACGAAGAAGATAAACCATTTGAAAGTGCTGATGGGATGTTCTTTAGAGAACCAGCAAAAGCAAAATCAAATGAGGAAGTAGAGCAACCTGTAGAACAGGAAGCAAGTGAGGATAAACCTTACAAGCGACCAGACTACAAGAAGCGATACGATGATTTAAAAAAACATTACGATACTAAACTTAGTGAGTTTAAATCAAGAGAGCAAGAGCTATTAGAAGAAGCTACTAAAAATAGACAAAGCTATAAAGCTCCGAAGTCTCAAGAAGAACTTGAAGAGTTTAAAAAAGAGTATCCAGATGTTTACGAAGTTGTTGAAACAGTTTCACACTTACAAGCTTCTGAAAGGTCCAAAGACCTTGAAGCTAAGTTAGAAGCTCTCCAACAACGAGAAAAAGAACTGATTCGTAAAGATGCTGAAAAGCGATTGACGGACAGACATCCTGATTTTGAAGATATCAGAAACAGTGATGACTTCCATGACTGGGCAAAATCACAGCCACAATCTATCCAAGATTGGGTATATAAAAATGCTGATGATGCTGACCTAGCTTCAAGAGCTATAGATTTATTTAAAAGAGATATTGGTATGGACTCTAAACCGAAGAAGTCAAATTCTAGAAAGACCAAATCTTCTGCTGCTGATATGGTATCAACTAAAACAACAAGTGTTGAACCTAAGCAAGAGAAAGTTTGGACTACTAAGGAGATTTCTGCTATGAGCATGGATGAATTCGACAAATATGAAGAAGAAATCAGTAAAGCCATGTTTGAAGGCAGAGTTCAAAGATAAACTTTTATAATAATTTAAGGAAAGAAAAATGGCTTATAACCAATCGGATGAAAATTTCGCACAATCGTCTGGTTCTAACTTTGCTAACAATAATTTCTTGCCTGAAATTTATTCCAAGAAAGTTTTAAACTTTTTTAGGAAAGCCTCTGTTGTCGAAGCAATTACAAACACAGATTACGCAGGTGAGATTTCAGGATACGGAGATACTGTTAAGATAATTAACGAACCAGAAATTACAGTGTATCAGTACGAAAGAGGAGCAGATGTAACAAAAACAGTTCTTACAGATGCAGAAACAACTCTTATCGTAGATACAGCTAACGCTTTCAAATTTATCGTAGATGATATTGAAAGTCAAATGTCACACGTGAACTTCAAAGAAGTTGCTACATCTTCAGCAGCATACTCATTAAGAGATGCTTTTGACGAAGGTGTATTAGCTAAGATGTTCTCAGGAGTATCTTCATCTTCTCCAGACCACGTTATCGGTGCTGATGCAGCTGCTGGTACAGCTGGATTAGGTGAAACAACTGCCTCTGTTGACCTATTAGGTTCAGACGGAACAGGTGTTGATGCTTTAGACTTAATGGCTAGAATGGCAAGATTACTTGACGACCAAAATGTACCTGAAGAAGGTAGATGGTTTGTAGCTCCTCCAAGTTTTTACGAGGAACTATCACAGTCAGGTTCAAAACTATTGTCAGTAGACTTTAATGCTGGACAAGGCTCAATCAGAAATGGTTTAGTTTCCAGTGGTAAGTTAAGAGGGTTCTCAATGTACAAATCAAATAACATTGCAGCACCTACAACTGCTACAGGTAAAGTCCTATGTGGACACATTTCAAGTGTGTCATCAGCTCAAACAATTACTTCAACAGAAGTTATCAGAGACCCTGATTCTTTTGGTGATATTGTTAGAGGGCTACACGTCTACGGAGCAAAAGTTCTTAGACCAAAAGCTTTAGTTTCTGCTTTTTACGCAGTAGACTAATATTACTCGGAGGGCTCTTCGGAGCCTTCCATTTTTTATAGGAGAGATTATGCATTACGGAGATAAAAAAAGAGACAAGAAGATGTACGGTGGTATGTCTAAAAAGAAAAAAATGATGGGTGGAGGTAGAATCAAATATAAACATGGTGGTTATGCTTCTATTCAAGATATGGAAAAGAAATGCAGTTCTATGGCTGGTATGAATACCATGAAAATAGAAGGCGAGAAGTAATGAAGGTTAAAGCACCTAAAGGCTATCACTGGATGAAGTCCGGTAAGTCTTATAAGCTTATGAAACATACTGGTAAGTTTGTGCCACATAAAGGAGCAAGTTTATCAGCTAACTTTGAAATTCAAAAGAAACATAAAAAATAATGGCAACAACATACTTAGACATAACTAACGAAGTGTTACGAGAACTAAATGAAGTTCCACTAACTACATCAAACTTTGGCAATGCTAAAGGCTTACAAGCTTTTGTTAAAGATATGGTTAATAAAGCAATCTTTGATATTGCTAATGAAGAACCTCAGTTACCTTTTTTATCTGCTGGTCTTAGTGGAGCTACTGACCCTTTTTATGGTAATGTAACTGTCGCTAGTGTTGCAGGTACTAGATGGTACTTATTAAAAGCTGGTAGTTCTAGTTTAGCTGATGACTATGCTTCAGTAGATTGGGATGATTTTTATATGACAACTATTAATGTGTCAGGCGAATCAGCTCCTTATGTTTCTAAAGGTTTAAAGTTTTTAACATTGGCTGATTGGAAGAGTAACTATAGAGACTCAGAAAATGCAGACGATGCTGACGGACAGGTTTATGGAGAACCTAGATATGTTATCAAATCTCCAGATAGTAGAAAGTTTGGACTAAGTCCGATACCTGATAAAGTTTATAATATACATTTTTATGCTTTTAATAAGCCAACAGCTTTATCAGCTTACAGTGACACTATAGTCCTCCCAGAACAATACAGTAACGTCATAACTTCACGAGTTAGATATTATGTTTGGCAGTTTAAAGAATCACCACAACAAGCAGCTTTTGCTTTAGATGATTATCGAAAAGCTATGAAGAGCATGAAGTCAAACTTAATGAATCCTCAGCCTAAGTATATGACTGATGATAGAAGATATTTTTAATTTATGGCACGTTCCCAACCTTATACAGTTGCATGTGATGGTGGTCTTGTAACCTCATCAAACTCTATAGACTTATTAAAGACTCCCGGGGTTGCAACTAGACTACAAAATTTTGAAGTTTCTATTGAGGGTGGGTATCGTAGAATTAATGGCTATGCTAAATATAAAGTTGGTGATGTTACAGCAGCACAACCAGCTGGTAGTACAGCAACCATACTAGGAGTATTTCCTTATGCTGATGGAGTTGTCGCTTGTGTTAGTGATGATATTTATTTTAGTAATGATGGAGCTACTTGGCTACAAATTAATCGCAGCTCAGTAGCAGGAAGTGGTGATAACTACACAACCTTTACAGGTCGTAGTGTTTTAAATAGAACAGGACAAGGGCAATGTAGTTTTGCAATATTTGAAGGTGCAACTTTTGAATATGGTGAACTACTAATAGCCGATGGAGCTAATAAAATTTATAGCTTTCGTATGGAAGGCACTGGTAACTTAAATACCAGAACATTCTTTGCTAATGAGATTACTGTTGAGGGTACTAATGGAGTCAAACACATTACAGTCCATGACCATCATTTAATAGCTGCTGGAGTAGAAAATAATTTAAATACAGTTTACTACAGTGCGTATAATGACCCGACAGACTTTGGTACTGGAGGTGGAACCGGAGCAGGTTCGGTAACAATATCAGACCAAGTAGTTGGTATTAAAGGTTTCCGTGAAGACTTAATTGTGTTTTGTGAAAACAGTATTCATAAGCTAATTAATATTAATGAATCACAAAATATAAGAATCGACCCTATTACAGAAAATGTAGGTTGCTTAAGTGGTTACAGTGTGCAAGAGATTGGTGGTGACTTAGTTTTCTTAGCACCAGATGGTATCAGAACAGTTGCTGGTACTGCTAGAATTGGTGACGTGGAGTTAGGTACAGTGTCAAAAGCTATTCAACCTTTGCTTAGTGAACTAGCTCGGAACATTGATGACTATACTATTACTAGTTTGGTTATTCGAGAAAAGTCACAATACAGATTGTATTACACTAATCCTAACAGTTCCAATGCTAATCAAAAAGGTATTATTGGTACTTTAAGACCTAATGGTTTTCAATGGTCAGAAACATTAGGTTTGGAAGTTACAGATGTAAATTCAAACTTTGATAATAATGGTGTTGAAGTTTATTATCATGGTGATACTAATGGTTATGTTTATACCCATGATGTTGGTTATACTTTTGACGGCACTAACATAAGTGCTATTTATGAAACACCAGACTATGATTATGGTGATTTTGGTACTCTAAAAACTTTGCATTATATTAAGATATCCATAACACCAGAAAGTAACATACAACCAACCTTAAGAGTTAGGTTTGATTATAGTAGTGCAGACGTACCACAACCCAGTGATATAGTATTAGATTCTGTACCAGCACCAGCTATTTTTGGTGATGCAGTTTTTGGTTCAGCTGTTTTTGGTGCAGCAGAACAACCACTAGTTAGAGAATCACTAGTTGGTAGTGGCCATAGTAATAATTTTAGATTCTCAAGTAATGACTCTAATTCACCATACATTGTGAATGGATTCTATGTAGATTATATACCTTCAGGTAGGAGATAAGAATGGCAGGATATACCCGACAAAGTACATTTCAAGATGGCGATACCATCACAGCAGCATTATTTAATGACGAATATGACCAGTTATTAAATGTCTTTGATGCAAGCACAGGACACAAACACGATGGTACAGCAAATGAAGGTCCAGTTATAGGACTAATAGGTGATGCTGGTTTAGCTATTCCACTCAACAAAATCTTAATAGATACAACCAATGACCACATAGAATTCTGGCTAGATGTCTCAGGGACATCAACTCAACAGCTCTACATAGCCGATGGAGCTATCCTACCAGTAACCGACAACGACATTGACCTAGGCTCAAGCTCTTTAGAGTTTAAAGATTTATACCTAGATGGCACAGCTAATATTGATAGCTTAGTAGCTGATACTGCAGACATTAATGGTGGCACACTAGATAACGTAACTATCGGTGGCACTACAGCAGCGGCTGCTACCTTTACCACAGTTGATACATCTGGCAATGTTATTATTGGTGGTAATCTAACCGTTTCCGGTACCACAACCACAGTCAACAGTAACGAAGTTAATATCGGTGATAACATTATTGTTCTTAATTCAGATGAAACAGGAACACCATCACAGAACGGTGGTATCGAAATAGAACGAGGCACAAGCACTAACAAAACTTTAA